GTTTCCTATAATTTTCTTAAAATTAATATTCGGAGTGATAGAACCTCCTTGTTGTATTGGATTCTCATTTGTAATGAAAAAGGTAAAAATTTAGATGTAACTGGAGCAGCAACCTCATAATCATCTCCCGCTCGCATCTCAACTAGCACTTCAATCGATTTAGCGATTATAGTGGTAGCACAAATCAAAGGAGTTAAAGCACGAACATATAAAATGCCCGTAATAACATCCTTCAATCTTCCAGGTGCAGGTGGATCAGGATTAACTGGATCTAAAAATGTTGAAATCCGCTTATAAGGTTGGGCCGCTATGTAAGGAACAGTTAATGAAACTTCAGAATTATCTCTCAAATCAATAACCGTTCTATATACAAAATCCATCCTATCTGTATTTACTGTATTAACAAAAGGATGAAAAGAAATTTCTACTCTACCTGAATGATAATTGGTTTTAACAAATTTAAAAGTATAAACTAGGGAACCTTTCCAATACAAAAATGGAGATGAGATATAATTCAAGGTGGTAGGTTGTTTCCATCTTAATCCATAAGGGTTTCGAACATTCGTCCCAGTGGTTGGAGGTGTTATATAATAGCAAGCCGGTACATTACAACTAGGTGAGATAGCACATTCCCATAATTTAACGGGTGCTCTATTATCATCTGTACACGTAATTATATCACTGCTATAAGTAAAAACTCCAATCATCTGAGGAATACGTTTCAATGTATTAAACGATGTTTCATCTATATTAGTACCTACTAGTCCTCTAATTGGCTCAATCGCATTACTTGCTGTCATTCCCAACACTAAAGAATGATCTATACCATCCATATATTGGAAACCTTCAGTTGGTCTTTGAAGCAATACTTTCGATGGCTTAGCCAAAATTGGTTTAGACCATCCCATTGCTGCAATGACACTATCAACTGTTCCAGTCAAAGGACGCGCTATACTTAAACCCTTATTAACTAACGATGAACCTAATTGAGCTAAAGCTCCAGTAAACTTACCTGTAGCTTCTGCTCGTTTGGTTTCGTCAACTTGGGCCCTAGAAGGCATTAAAGATTGTTGCACAGGATTATCTGAAATGTATCCACTTTGCTGTTTAACGCCGCCAGAAGTAGGAGCACCCATCTCAATATCCTCAAAATGACCATAAACCAAACATTGTAAACATTTAGTCTCTGTTGCATTTAGAGGAGAATAAACAAGAATCCTAACCTCTGCCCAGTCAAACTTACCATCAACTAAATCATAACAATTATAAGGTGATATAAACGGTATTCTTAATTCTACTTCAGTATCCTTAGCAATATCCATTTGCACATGATTCAAATTTTGAGCATTTGAAACATGTGAAAATATAAATTGCCTTCTATTACCCAATAACCCAGGCATTGGAGCCGCAGCCATCAATAGCCTACCACATTGAAATGGTTGAGCATTGATCTGCAACTTCAATACACAGGTTGCCTTAAAACTAGTAAACCCATCTAACTTACGTGATATCATGTTTCTATTCCTAAACAATCCAGAAGGTACAAGGAGTCCCTCAACCCTTCCTGCGGGCCGGAAAAGATTTTCCGACCTAGCAGCCGTAGATGTCCAACGAAATGTACTCAACAACTGGGGTCTCTGCAAAAATGAAACAACACTATGCAAAGAACCATCAGTATGTTGAATAGATGGAAATTTAGGAATTTGAACTTCATAAGGCAATTTCTCCGAAACAACTGCCTCATCACTCTCAAAAGTAACTATCTGAACTTGTTCTTCAACTGTTTGAGACACTTCTGGAGCCTCTTCATAATTTGCCCTTTCAGGACTTGTTTTCTCTACGTTATTTATTGAAGCCGGTCATGGGTAATTTCAGAAAATGCACAACCGAATGCAACTTTCCTAGACAGGTTCTCTGGATATTAAGGGGCTGCCTTGACGCATCCTGAGTGGTAAAGCTTAATAGCTAACGTCCTTCCTAAAATAGCATCTACTCAAATATTAACAACTGTCATTTTAACCTATTCGAGCAAAGATCACATCTTAGGGGCCTAATTCAAAAGTACTTCCGCTCGCGTTTCTGCATGGTCTACAAATTCTGTATAGTGTCCAATTTGTTTTCCACACTTCGCAAACACAGGGTACCATTTATTCCAAGTTTCTCCATCATGCAAGCTCAATTCTCTAAGTGAATTATCGATTTGAGCTTTAGTTTGATCAATAGGGTCAGGACATTTATGGAGCCACATGGGAGATTCTAATACTGTTTTTAAATCTAAAGGAGATAACCATTGTTGATAATCTTTATTAAAAACAAATTTCCTCTTTAAATAACTAACTTCGGTAATTTTACGAAAAGCCGAAGAAGCAACAGCGTCTTTATCTTCCATTGTATAGCTCAAACCTATCTGCTTAAATAATCCAATTAAAGTTTGTTGATTAAAATCTGGTTCATTCTGTGGAACGGATATGACATGATCATCGCCATACGCTACTTTACCACACGTTTTGTAAAACCGCCTAGCACACACATATGATGCATTTTTCTTATGAATCTGCCATACCACACAAAATGACACCAGAACAAAAATT